GTTATGTTTGGATCAAATGTTGTATCAACAGGAACAATAGCTACTGCTCCCTCATCTAACATCGATAAAACAACATCTTGAATAAATGCCCGATTTGTCTGATCTTTATTTGCCTCTAAAGTAAGGCAATTATTAAGACCAGAATCGATCATATCATCGAATCGTCCTTTATCATCCAATCGCACATGCTGTATATCCAATGCCGCAACATCTAAAGAAATTCGATTGTACACGGCAGTTATAATAGACCTTTCATTTCCTCGTGATAATCGTGGCCGGTCGGGTCTATAGCTATACCCAGGCCCATTTCTCCAATTTGTCGGTGCACGATTTAAAAATGCATTCCAGGCATGTTTCAGCCGAGTTCCTATTGTTGGCATATTATTTCTCCTTATTCATGGATTTATAATTCATTTTGAAATTTTCAAATCAAGACTTTTTAGATACGATTCTTGTTTCCTTTTGAACTGCTGCACCAACTAAACCAAATCCAGCTATTGGCCAAACATTATAATCTGTTTGTACAATAAAATCTCTTCCGGCTTTTAATTTTCCGGAATCAATATCATCATACATTGCTTTTGCAGCTTTTGCTGTAGACGCAAATGATTTACCTTTCTCTGTCCATTTGTCAGCTTTGTAATCGTATTTAAGAGCTTTATCATCGTCTTTCTGACCAGATCCATACTCTCGAAGTCTATTTGCTTTTTGTTGGTATTTCGTAGCTTTGTTTTCGGACACATTAGTATAAGTAACGTTTTCCTTATATTGCTTAGATAATACTTTCTTAGCCGTTCGTGTATCTTTTTTTTGTAAATAATCAGATGTTGACACTTTGGCATATCGTTCTTTTCCTTTTGAAGTTAAAGACCCATCATCATTCTGGTATCGACGAACACCCCATTTCATTCCGAGAATACCATGATGGTATAATTCATTTATAGTCATTTCTCCCTCCTACTCAAAAGCATCTTTATTTAACTTATAAGCTACAAAAGCATCCATCAAAGCTGCTACAGCATCGATCTTCTGATCACTTCTTTTTTTTAGCAATTTACGATTACCGTTTGTATCTTCAATCGTGATACAATTACCCATTGTAAAACTCATAAGCTTTTCATCAAAGAGTAACATTCGTTCTTCTGCTAATTTCTTAATTTCACCTAATGGAACTGATTCTGTACGAGCACCTTGAATAACTTTTTCAATCCCAAATGGTCCCCATTCTGTTTCCCAACGAGTTACAAATTCTTTTGCATTATATGGATCAAATCCAAAGCATCGTACGTCATACTCTACTGATTGAATAAACAAATCAAGATCGTCATATACTTCCATCATATCAAGGATTGTTCCTTCCATAACGATCAATGTTCCTTCTTCTATAAACTCTTCATATTTTGTTCGCAAAGCTCCAGGAAGTTTGTCCAAGGTCAATCGTGAAATATAATTTCGTGTTTTAACACCAAAGTATCCATTAGATAATGGAAACAAAAATGTAAAAGCACAAAAATCATCTCCTTGAGAAAGATCGGCGCCAAGCGCGCAAGGCATGGACCAAAAGTTTTGTCTCTTTGCAGTCAATAGAGTTTCTTCATATGTGAAGTAATAGGTGAATCCCTCCATTGGAATTCCAAATCGTTTTGCTAAAATATCGTTACGAGCTGCTGGCGCTTGTTCTGCTCGTTCGACATCAAGTTGATATGTTTCATATGTAACAGTCAACCCAAGATTTGGATTCGCCTTTAACCACATATCTGGATCATTTACTTCTGAAATATCATCTAATCGATACCACCATATCGAAACATGCGGATTGTAATACTCCCCTCTGAGTATTTTGGTCAATTCCATTTTGATTGTATCACCGCTACCGTTTCGAATTGTTCCTTCAGAACTTGTAGCTATAATTAGATAATCATCCAGTTTAGAGGCGCCTTGCTCTAAAGCACCAATAACGTCTTCACGAATGTCACCTGAAAGCCATTCATCAACTGTCGAAATCTTCGGACGTAATCCTTGTAATTTGGCAATAGACATCGGTCGTATTTCAAGAAGTGAATTGGTGAGGAAATTTTCGATGCCCTTTTTTGTCGAAGCTAATTTTTGTCGATTTGCTTTTGACCCAGTTGTATTTTGCAAAGAGCCTTCTGTGAGAAATGCAAAGAATGGTCCTTTTGATCTGGTGATTGCAGTACGAAGTGGAGACATCACCTCATCGGCCTGTTTCATTGTTGGGGCCGTTGTGATTTGATGAGTAGTCGAGGTATCCACATTGAGAAAGTATCCCTGTATGTTAGAATCGTACATAGACTTTGCTGCACCTCGAGCTACAATAAGATACTGCTTTTGTGTCAGCCGCTTCTTAATTGTTCGAAGTTCATAGTGTCCACCTTTGATTCTTTTTCCATTTGGAACATATACTTGACGTTCTACAAAGTAATACCAACCAAATACTTGCTCTGCCCAAAGTTTAAAGGAATCCAACAAATGCAAATCTGATCCGTCGGTAAGGGTTAATTCTTCTTCACAATAAGCAATATACCCTTCTACAGCTTGATCATCATAATAATACATTGGGTTTTCAATCAGTTCATCGATTCGGTTCATTTCTAAGGAAACATTTTCACAAACTGGAATTTCTCCCCGTAATACAGAATCTCGAAATTCTTCATAATACCGTGGAACTGCTCGATTGCTCAACATATTACTTCACCTGCTTATTCATTTTTCTTTTTCTCCGAATTATATGATTTTCCGCCCTTCACAACATTATCTCTGGCAGTAGCATTAACCATCCCACCAACAATATATACTGCAGCAGCTGTTAATACTGTTTCACCAGTTTTTTTAGCTATGTTTTTTACAAACTTTCTTCCTTCTGTTTCCCGTTTAATATTAGCATTAGAATTCATTGGAGTGCTATTAATCGAAGTTTGAAGATCTTTGATTTCTTTCTCTTTTCGAAGACGAGTAATATATGTATCCAATTCATCATTAGACATTTCGCTAATACTCTTCGTCTTTTTTTCTGATGAATCACTCGAATCTGTTTTAGATGCTGATTTCTTAATACCACGAGATGGACCAACTCCATAATGGGAACGTCCAAGAGGAGTTAGACTACCGTCTTCATACTGGTACAATCGTTTTCCCCATTTCATTCCTTTTGTCCCAGAATGAAATAGTTCCAAACTATTATCGCCAATTATTCTGTATGAACTCATTTTGAATTTTCCTCCTGTTGACTTTCTGCTTCAAGATTTAAACGCCATTCAAACTCTTTGATTGAAGTATTCATTGCTTCTGTAACTGAAGCAGATAATGGCGGATCAAACAACATTCGAACTCGCATATACATATATGACTTTATGCTTGCCATTCGTGGATCTTCGTCTATAAAATCGGACCATACCTCAGAATTACCAGAAATAGAGAATCCAGTGTCCGGTCCAACTCCTAGTTGTGTTAATACGGAGAAAACAGAATTAATTGCTATGATGATATCTGTATCAAAGTAAGAATCATCTTCTTGAATACCAAGCAGTTTCTTTATAGATTTGAGTATGCTATCTTCTCCCATATATGCACCTCTTTTCTACTGAAGTTCGATGAATTTGCTCATGACATAACCTTTTGTTTTTGTCTCCTGAATGTAATACCATCCTTCAATTTCTGACGATCCACCCAATATTTTAACAACTGTATTCTTCGGAAGTGTTGTAATTACTTCTGCCTCGGTGGACGAATGTTTGCGTACGCGAAGTCTATCACAACCAACTACAACACCAAGAACTGGAATAGATGTTGTATTAGCAGAAACCAAATCATCTGCAATTGGTGCTGTTACTTTTTCTAATTCGACACTGTTCTCTTTAGATGACGGCATCTCTATTTCTGTTGCAGGATTAGTATCCCTAAATTTTTTACTCATATTTTCCTCCTTTTATTTCCAAGGGCATGTATCCCCAGGTCTTCGTTCTATTGGAACAGTAGATAAATACTGTTCATCACCATAATGAATGGCATTATGTGTATCATGAGAAACACAAATTACATTGTCAAGATCAAATATATAGTACGATCGATTGACTATATCATCAAGAGTAATAGGATTAAGGTGATGAATTAAGATACGATCAAATATTTCATGACCAAGGATTCCTAAATCGCATCCATTATCTCGAATAATAATTCTTCGACGAAATTGTCTCCATTCTGGTGAAGAATATAATGCTTGATTAACATATCGATCGTGTCCAAATGTTTCTTCTCCAACATAACCTCGAAGTCGTAAATACTCAAACCGATCTTGAAAATTATCAAACGTAATCAACTCGGAATAGGTTTTTCTCATTCTTCCACATCCTGTCCACTGTAACGACGAAATGCTTCCATTGCTTTCGTGTATTTTTCTTCTGAACTTTGTGCTGACCGATAAGCATTCGCTTTTTCTCGTAACACTTCATTTTCTGCTCGTAACTTTTCTCGTTCCTCTTCTTCACGAGAAGAACCAAGTTTTAAAAAATGTGTGATTACTTGTGAGCTCGCTGTTCCAGCAATGAGTTGTTCTTCTGCTCTATCCATAGCTAAAGAGATTAAATATTTCTCTCTCGCTTCTGGATCTAATGTTTTTCCCATATGTTTCTGATCCCTTTCTATACGTTTATGTAGAAAATCTAATAACTTTCTTATGACATTTGTACAGACTTAGAGAACTTTGTCAACATGATTACTAATGGTGAAAGGGGAACGAAAAGCGCAAAGTTCCATATAAGTGTTCTCTAAGCCCGTACAAATATCCTCCGATGGATTGAGAGGTTAAAAGGAAAATATCCACCGGAGAATTTTTGGAG